TCTAGTGTTACGCCGTGTTCATATCCCCAAACTTCAAAGCCTTCTAGTGTTAGGGGTACTCTTAACGCTTCTTGTACTACTTTACCGCTTTGTAGTGCTTTGTCTATTAGTCTTGGGTTGCTTAGTGTTTTCTCTTTATAGGCTTCGAACATTTCCCAAAGTTTCTCTGGTGTCTCTATGTATTTATGCTTTCCCATTTTTCGTTTTTTTAAAGTGGTCTAAGAATTCATTTTCATCTATTTCCTCTAGACATAACAGACCGTCCGCATTTGTTAGGTACGCTATGTAATGGTAGTCGTTAGCTTCTAGGTGGTCTATTACTCTTTGCCCTTCGTCTAACATATTTTTGCCGTAGTCTAGTAGGTAGAATTTCATTTCTTTTTTTTGAACGTGTTTTTGTAGATACTTAACGCCTCGCGCGAATGAGTTTCCCACGTATGAATACATACAGCGTAGCTTTGTTTTTCGTCTGGGTGCGTATCTATAGATTCAAGGTCTGACATGCATCTATTTAGAAACGTCTGTTTTTTTTCTCCTTTTACTGGCTGTGGCATTTGGTTTTTGTATTACTGGTTCTTTAATAGTTTCTTTTTCCGTGTTTACGTCGTCTTGTGCGACTTCTTCGATTCCTTTGTAACTAATCGTCACGTTATCCGCTTCGAAAATATACCCTAATCCAATACTTACGTAGTATTTAAATTGTGCGGGGTGGATTTTGTCTACTTCTACGCGTCTTTGTCCTAATACTGAATCGTAAGTAATGATAGTTTTTCCTTTGTATTCGTCTTTAATTTTCATTTTCTTCGTTTTTTAGTTCTGTGCCTATGGCTTTAATTATAATCAGTACGCCAAACATACGCAAAGCCACTTCGTACCCACCTAGACATATGACCCCGCCTATAGTGAATAATACAATCCTTGCGAGTGCGTCTGCTATTTCTTTAGTTTTCATAACTATATTGAATTTGACGTATTCTATGTTTAATTTCTTTGATAATGTAATGAGCAGACGTAACGGGAATATTAAAATGTTTAGCTAGACTTCGCGCTGTGTTAATTCCTTTGTCGAAATACGCTTCAAATTTAGCTTTATCTAGTATGTCCGTTATTTGGTGGCGGTATATTTCTACAAACGCCCTTTGATTGTTAAACCGATTCTCTATTTCTATTTTACGCGTTACTTCGTCGTCGTCTTCTATGTCGGTTACTTGGTATTCTACGCTTTTAATGTCGTCTTGTTTGTGACTTATAGACGTGTCCCAGATTATCTGGCATTTGATTGTGTTAAGTAGGTAGCTTTTTACGCTGTTTTCGTCCGTGTTTTCGGTGTCTATTGTCAAGACGTGTAAGTATGCGTTATTAATGCACGTGTCCGCGTCTAACATTGAATAGCGGATATTCTTATAGCTGTGGTAATTTGTTAGAATGTAGTTTGTGTACGTCCTAATTTCTTGGTAGTTTTCGCTTATGTATTTATCTAGCGTTTTCTTCATACCATTCTAGGAATTTAGCAAACCATTTCTTACGCTTGTCTGGGTGACAAAAACATTCGTTATCTTTTACGCCCGTTTCTTTTACTTTGATAGCTTGTAATTTGCGAAGGTGCATTTTACTCAAGCGTTCGGGGTTTATTTCCGCGATTAGTCCGTTTATTTCTAGTAGTCCAGCTTCGCTAAGCATAAATCTAAGATATAAGAACACAAACTAACGACGCAAGCCGTAAAGAAACTACCAGTATAAACCAACGTAAGCCAAAATCCAACGCATTTAGGACAACCCAACGCCGAATGAAGTGTAATTGTTAGGCTGTTAAGTGGTAACATATTGAAAATGTAGTCAAAAATCATCTGTAAAGGTTCGAACTTAACGACCCACCACGTAAAGGCTATTAAAAAAATGTATTCCATGTGATTAATTTTTAATCAAACTTACGATTATAATCTAAACATTACCTTGAAAAGTTATTAACAATAAAAAAGCCACCCGTTAAGATGGCTTCAAAAAGAATCTATTGCAGTTCTTATGGTATGCGTTAGATTACATTTGTTCTCGTAATAAGTATTCGTCTAGTTTTATGGCGGTGTTTAGACTTACGTCGTTCCCTTGTAAGAATTTATCAATTTGGTATTGGTGAAATTTACCCGTTCGTGTTTTGATTTCTGTTACTACTTGGTTACGTGTTTTCGTCTTTAACACTTCCTTTAACTTATTACGTAAGTCTGTATCGTTTACGTACATATTAAAAAGGTAAATCGTCAATATCTGTTTTACTGATTGGTTCGCTTTGTACTGGTGCTATATAAGGCTCGCTAAATGAAGCCGACATAAACGACCCGTTTTTACCTTGTTTAACCCATAAGGCAACTTCCATTTCTTTTCCGTTTACGTTTACTTTTCCTCTGTAGTCTGGGTGGGTGTCCTTCGTTTTTTTGTCGTTCTTAAAAATTGCACCCGTGTTTAACTTGTTTTCCATTGTATTTGTTTTTATTGTTTACGTTTAAAATGAACCTTTAAATATCTGTGATACTATTGCAGTTCCTACTATTGCTATCATTCCTAAGACAAGGAACATTACTATTATTGCCAGTGTTTTCTCTTTCATTGTTCTTGTTGTTTAGTTTTGTATTCGTCTTTCAGTCGCTCCAAGTACAGAACAAAGTCCATAGCCTCCTCTTGTGCGTGTGTAAGCCATTCTAAGGTAGTTAGGTCAGTTCTTTCAAGCGTTGTGTTATACTTGTTTATCCCGACTTGTGAACGTTCGTTAAAACGCGCCAAAACGCGTAATACTATTTTATCTTCTATTTGTTGGTTCATAAGAAATTAATTAAGGTGTTGTAATATTCACGGCATAACTCTACGCGTTCTTTGATTGCTTCGATTACTTTTTCGTCTTTTTCTACTTTGAATACTTTAACGCGTCGGTTATCTGGTATGTGGTCGAAGTTATGACGTTTCTGTACTTCGTCGCGTAGGTCTAGACTTTCTTCAAGTAGGTTAGCGTTCCAGTGTGCGCGTCTTACTTCGTCTTCTACCATTTCTTCGGGTGTGTTAACTAAGCAATAGCACAATAACGATTCGGTTTTACCCGTAAGTTCCATGTAACCTTGAAGCTGAAACCAGTAATCCTTTGTAGGGATTTCAGTAGCGAAAAACGGGAATGTCGTAGCGTCCCAAGAACTCTTAACGTCTAGTAAAATTGTGTCCGTGTTTACGTCGGGTGTTCCAGTCATAAAGTCATTACTAAAATGTTCTTCGTTTTTCCACGTAAAGCCTAAATCTAGAATGTCCGAAACTAATTTGATAGCGTCGTCTTCAACTAGTATACCTTTATCCGTGTAACGGCTGTAAAATTGTTTTTTAATTCCGTACTTGTCAGCGATAACTTGTTCTTCTATGTATGTTTTAGCTGTTTGGCTTAACAATTCCCCCTTAGTTCGGGGGTTAGTCATTATTTTTCCTATTGCAGAACATCTAATTTTAAAAGTATTCATAGCGCGTTAATTAAATCTGTTTGACCTTCTGTTAATGCGAACTTAGATTCAAGTTCTTCACGTGTGTATTTACCCGCGTGGATAGCTTCAATAGCGCTTTGAAAGCGTTTAGCGTCTATCGTAGGTAATTTCTTTACTTGTTCACCGCTTGCGTCCGTGTCTTTGTCGGTTACTAGTCCTAACATTGAACTGATAGCGTAACGACGTACGTAAGTAATAGCTGACCCCATAACTTGGAAGTCGTTCATACCTTTTAACGCTACGTTCTGTGGTATTGCTGTGGTGCTTTCGATTGTTTCGCCACTTTCTACGTGAAATAAACACGTAACTAAATTAGTGTCGTTAATCAACTGCGTGAATCCGAGTCCGTGTTTTTTTAGTAACGGATTAATAACGCTAAAAATTTTAGGCAAGTCTGAATAAGAATAGCCGTAACCTTGCGTCGCTTTGTGAATTACTGGGACTTCTTGCTGGAAATCTGCCAGCGCTTTAAATAGATTTTTCATAATAAATTAGTTTTTGTTTTTAAAAATGCCGTCTTTCCGTGCTGTCAGCGTTCTATTGAAAACGGGAGTTATTGCGCCTATCCCTTATTTAATTATTCATTATATGATATTTTACATCTTCTAAATAAAATGTAAATACGTCATCTTTTTTCTGGATAGCAAAGTAATAAGTCATAAGCATATCAACTGCAAGTAATGCATCTTTACGTGTGCTAAACTTTTCTAATAATTCTTTTGCTTTGCTTTCTGCGTTCATTTCTTGTTTGCATTGATGATTATTACTTGGGTGTTTTTGTCTACTTGTGTAAAGAACTTGCTTTTGACATTCATTACATTTCCAGAGATGCGTAGTAAAACCCATTACAATAATTTTATTTCTTTTTTTACTTTCTTCCAAAAATTAGTAAATGTTTCGTGAATCCATCTATCGTCTGAAGTTCCTTCCATACATCCAATTTGTTCTTCTGTAAATAAGTAATTTAATTTTTCAGATTTTACTATTTCATCAACTGCAATTAACGCAAGTTTTTTAGCTTCTTCAATTGTTAAAACTATTACAGTTGAACCTTGAAATTTTAACATCATTTTATTTACTAGCTGTTTTGATTTTTCTTTTGGTGTCATAATTAGCTCATTAAATGGATTAAGTGATAAGTGTTTTTACAAAGTCTTGCTTTTGCCTTTTGGCTTCTCTCAGTTCTTTGCTCAAGTAGTTCATTAATTAATTTGTTTTCTTCAATGATAGCTTGTTTAACTGCTTCGATTGCATCTACTCCAGAAATGATTAAGTTAATAGCTCTTTCTTCGATTGATTTTGTTAAATTGTTCATGTCGTTTCGTTTTTGTTTCTACAAATATACTTTATATTTTGATATAAACAAGCGTTTGACAAAAATAATTTAAAATTTTTTGATATTTTTTATTTTAGTGGTGTACGTGTCACTTTTAAACGTCCAGTCGCTGTGGTCTATTTCGCCTTTTTTCTTAAGGTCAGCTATTTTGTAGAACTCGTCTTTTTCTAGGTAGCCTATTACATAGCCATAAGTCATATCTACGGACACCGCGCACCATAAATAAAAGTCTGTTTGCTGTGTGTGATTAAACGCGCTTATATTAGCGTTAAAGTCGTCGTTAGGTTCTTTGTCTGTTTTGATTGTTTTAACGTCTATTTTTACGCCGTTGCTAGTTAGGTCGTAATTGTAGTCGCCTTCGTATTTTACTTCTTTTCCTTTAGACCTTAGAAACGCCATAGTAATAACTTCACCTACTGCGCCGTGTAATTGACTTTCGCCGTTGGTAATTGAATTTTTTAGACATTTGAAGTTGTAAAGGTCTTTTGCTTCTTCTATTTGTTCGGGTGTTATGTATATTTTTTTCATTGTAACTTTTTTACTTTGGCTTTATATGTTTCAATTATTTCTTTTAACTCGTCGATAGTCCATTTTTTCGTAAGGTGTGCGCGTCCTTGAAGTTCTATTAATCTGTCTGCACCGATTCGCTTTTCGATTCCTATTTGGTAATTAAGAAGATTTCCACTTAGAAACGTATTACAATGTTCGCATTGTAGGTGTACGTTATCCAGGTCAAACCTTACGTTTGAATGTCCGCCAGAACTAAAATAGTGGCCCGCGTTCTTTTTCTTTGGTGGTAGGTTACACGAAATGCAGTTTAAACCTTTATCCCGAAGCCTTACGTACTTATTAAATATTGTTTGTGCTTCTTTTAACCAGTCTTGTAATGTCTTAAGGTCGTTTTTCATCCGTGTTTTCGTTTGTTTCCAAGTCTTTTGTTTTATTTCTTCGGAAAAAGCCCTCAAACATTCTGTTTCTGTACAATATTTCATGTTAAAACGGATAGGTTCAAACTTATCCTTGCAATTTTTACACCTCATCTTGACTTAAAATATAGTTAGACCATTGTTCTGCCATGGCGTTAGCGATTCCATCGAATGTTTTACTTCTTAACGTTCGACGTTCTGCGGGTGTCTTTGCATTTTTTAACGCTTCGAAGTACCATTTAGGCTGTTTCTTAAGTTGTCCTTTATGGCTAACGAATTCTATAAACTCGCCTTTGCCTACGATATTTGTTGGAACTAGATTAGGTAGTTTAAATAACCAAAGACAAGTTGATTTTTGCGCTTCGTCGCCAAATTGCCACGGCTGTATTATTTGATTAGGTTTTCTTATTCCCGTGCTTATAACTGAAATAGGGTTTTCAATAGCTTTGTATTTTATTTGTGCGTTCATTAATTGACCGACGAACTCTAAGGCTTCTTCCTGGTCTTTGTGTCTTTGTTCGTTTTTACTTCCGTCTTTATTGTAAAGCCAACGCGCACCGCTTACAGCTAAAAATGTACATGGTGGGTGTGCGATCATTAAATCCCAACCTAAATCAATTACTTCAAACACGTCTTGTTGGTAATGCCATTCGGGGTGTCCACCACTACACGGCAATAAGTCACAGCTAAAGGCTTCATGTCCTAATTTTCTAAACGCTTTTGTAACTGCTTGGCTTTCTTCGCAAGCTATTAATACTCTTAATTTTCTCATTAGTCAAATTTTATTGTTTCTTTTATCCAGTTTCTAAACTCTAGCTGTAAATCAATCTGCTGTTTAAATATTTCTTCGCGGTTTGCTTCGTTAGTATTTAAAAGTCGGTTATCTACCTTACGTATTTCGTCAGCTAGTATGTTAGCTTTACGTTTTAAGTCTTGTTTGAAAACGAACTGGTCGTTAAGGTCTTCGATAAAGTCGGCTAATACGGGTAGCACAGCGGACAAGGTTACTAGTTTGTGTTGTTTAGTCATTGGTTTATTTTTTTAAATATTACAAAGCATTCATATATTCCATTTTCTAAATCTATTTGAATAGTTGGGGTCATTATAAATTTATATTTTTCTCCTTTAATTAAATGAATTGAATTAGGTATTAATTCTTCAAAATCTTTTTGTTTTAAAAACATTCTAAATGTTACATATTCTGGTTCATTATCAATTGTATATGTTAAATCCATCATAAGTCAAGGTTTTTGTATTTGTTTTCGTTTTCTAAATCGTTAATCTTTTCTTTTAGGTGTCCGTTTATTTGCATAGCGTAGTTTATTTCGCGTCCTATCATACGCATTTCTAGTTCTAGATTGTAAATAGTCTTTTCTATTTCTGTTAAGTCTAGTTCTACATCATGCGCGCCTTGAATAAATGCAGTTGCGTTTGGCTTCTTTGCTTCTAGGTCTTCTCTAGTTAGTCTTATCCGTGTTTTTATGCTTTGTAGTTTGCTTTTGACTAGTAAAAGCTGTAAGGCTATGTCCATTTTTGATTATTTAAAGCGTTTAACTTTTGTTCTGTCATTGTTATTTTAGTTTGTACTGGTTGTTTTGCCCGATTATTTTTTAATGGGTCTACACCCGCTATTTTAAAACCTAGTCCGCTGTTATAATCGCAAAAAATGTAGTCGTTTAGCGCAGTAATTTTACCGCCAGTATCTGTGTCTTTGATTTTTTCCGTAGTAACAAGCGTTACGTACTTCATTTCTTCGTGTTTTACTAGCCTATGTATTACGAACATATCGTCACATCTATTTAGAAACGCTTTACCGCCTTCGATATGGTCTTTCATTGGTGGTTTAAGGTGTCCTTTCCAATGGTGGTTATCTGGATACAAATTACCAGAACGTCCGCTTTCAGTATTCGGGTGCGTGTTTATGTACATAGTCATTCCCGTTTCGTTAACAAATTGTCTAGCCATGTTTAAGAATTCGTAGTTACCCTCATAACCCATTTTCCTATCTAGTCCCGTGTATGGGTCAATTAAACATGCTTTCGCGTCTGATTTTTTAAATATTTCTAGTAGTTCTTCTGGCTTGTATAGCTTTGAATTATCTACGAAGTCGAAAAATTGTTCTAAATACATGGAATAACTTGTAATTTGCGCGGTATTCAATGACTTAAAGCTAACGCCAGAATAAATTTGTACCATGTCGCGTAATATTTGTCCGTATTGGTTTTCACCCGACCAAATAACGAACTTAATGTTATGCTTTAAAGCTAACGAAAGGAAGTACCAATTAATAAAATACGTTTTTCCTACGTTGTCGTGTCCTAAAATGATGTTTAACTGACGCGGTTTGAATCTTAAATACTCGTCAAGTTGGCAATCAATGCCTAAACCTTGTTTAATTCTACCTTCTTTATAGTCTATTAGGTATTGTAGTTCTTGTCCTTTAGTCTTTAACATATCCGAGTAATTTAGCTTTTTCTACTAGTGGGTCTATAATCGTTTCTTGTTTAGGCTTTACGTTTTTTGCTAGCCATTTGGTAGCTGTCAAATATAAAGAAGTATATTTTTTATGACCTTTAAAATTTTGAATATCGTCTAGTATTGCGTCTATTTCTTGAATGCTGTATTTTTCAAGTAACTTTTCTATTTCTAAATTAGTTATAGACAGATGAGCAAAGCGTCTATATATATCTTTAGATATAACACTATCACTTACACTATCACTATCGGCATTTTTGGTATCATTTGGTATGCGGTCGGATGCGGTCGCATTCCATCGCTTCTTTGCGTTTGCGCTGTTACGTTCTCGTATGTTTTCGTACTTAACTAAATCACGTTTTAAACTTTGTCTAATTGGTTCGAATGCAATTTCTACTAGTGGATTTTCTGTTACTGGTTCTTTGTCATTTACATATCTTAAAATATGTTTCAAAAGTTGTCCAGCGTCTACGTCTGAAAGTTTTTCTATAGTGTGAATGGTATCACAATAAAGAAGAAATGAATTTTTTTCTGTTGCCATTTAACTGCTCTTAAATAAAAAAACCCCTTTGGCGTTCGGAGAGCAGTCCTACTAACTAAAGAGGTTTTGAATAATGTTTTTCTTGCGTCTGCTCACGCGTTACAAATGTAACTATATTACTTTAATCTGTGTCATTGTTTCCGTACTTATTTTCTTTGATTCGTTCTTTTATCAACTTAAGTTCATATGTACTGGTACAATTTAACACGTCGTCGGTAAGATTGTAGTATTCTGGCTTATATTTTTCACCTTCAAAGGCTTCTAGATATTCACTGATTAAGTTAATATATATTTCGTCTTTTAATTCGTGTAAATAACGCTTTACCATATTGCATTGATAAATTGCTGTCGCGTGGTCGCGGTTAAACGTTTCACCTATTTCGTGAAATGTCATATGCTGACATCGTAGTACGTGCATTAAATAGGCTCGTTTATATACTATTTCGCGTTTACGTGTCTTTTCATTTAGTCCGTCACGTTCCAGGTAGTAATGTACTTTTTCTATTGTGTTATTCATATCAGTTTGTTATTTTCGAAGTATTCGCCTACTTCACCAATGTTATTAAATGTAATTACTTCAAATTTCTTTTGTTCGTAGTTAAAAGATACTAGACTTTTCTTTCTTACTGCTGAATCAAAGTTGCATATCTTGCATACTCGGTTTTTACCCATGTCAGTTTTTAATGTATATCCTCTTTTGTTATCCGTGTATTCGTTAAGGTCTAACATTCTACGACATTTAAAACATTGTTTCATACTTTTTCAATTCTAAAATGACCTAACAAACAAAGACCACGCGTTCTTAATTCCTTTTTCTTCCAATTACAAAGCGCTTTATTGTCAAACGTCCAGCTATGAATAACATTCGAACCGCTGTAATATACTAGTTTATATTTCATATGAATTTTTTATAGTTAATAATTAGTAAAATGAACATAAAAATATAAAGGGGTAGAACTATATAAACGTGAACAAATTCTACAAATTTTCTTTCGTTTTTTTTCATAACTTTTGATTAAATTTTATTTCACAAATTCTTTTGTAAAGGTCTTCGTTAAACGTTCCTCTAATGTGTTCGTGCTGGTTCTTCGTTGTCCAGAATCGAACCATTCTTTGTAGTCTAAATACCATAATCCGCCCAATAATTATAATCGTTTTTATCTAAATAGTGTTGACGTTCCAACGCCTCAGTATAAAGCCACAAAGAATTATTTCTAAACTCTTTAACAGCGTCTTGTATAAATTCCGTGTATTCGTCCGTTATTTTAATCGTCCCCGTTTCGTCTGTTGTGCTGTGGAAAAACGTACCATGTAAAGGTTTGATATTAAAGTCTAAGTAAGTGCCGTTATATTCGTCGTCAAGCCAGT